CTACGGCTTCCTATCTTTACGTCTAGGTCTTCTCTGAATGCTTCTACTGCTTCCGCCCAATCGTCCAGGTCTCCAGCTTCTTCTTCAAAAACGATATTAGGAGTTAGGACTGTTCTCCAGCCTGTACCCCTAGTAAACATCTTGTAGATGTCCTTTTCCTGTGCTACTCTGTAGAGAGCCGCCTTATAAGCACTTCTCTCAAATTCTATGTTCTCTTCTGCGGCTAGGTCTATCATCTCTATTAAGATGGTAGAAAGAAGACCGCTGTTTTTCATAGATTGTATGAAACCTTGAGCCAGTTTAGTGGGGTAAGTTTCATCATTCTTTTTTCTTCTAAGGTCGTCCTTAGCATCCTCTATCTGAGACTCAAGTTCTCTTACGGCACGGTTAGCTTCTCTAACCGTAATCTGCATTTCTTCTAGGTCTCTTAATGTCTGGTCTGCTAATTGTTGGGCGTCTCTTAGATTCATTTATTTTATTAGGTATTCTATATTCCCGAAGATGTCTTTTACATACGCTCTAGTCAAGCCGTTCAATTCATCTAGGATGAATTTTCTAATTTCTGCATAGTCTTCCGGGTCTTGAATGACCTGTTCCAACTTTTGCAAGATTTTAGCCTGTACTACTTTATTTCTTCTTCCCATAGTTTTCAATAGGGAAAAAACATCTACTTCTTGAATTAGTTCACCTACTCCTTTTTCTGCCATTAGATTTTTTCCTTTTCCTTTAGTTTCACTAAAATCCTATTTACGTCTTTCACACCTCTTAGAGTTACCTTGTCTACATCCATCTCACGACCATCTACAATTACGTGCTTGGCGTTCTGAACAATGTCTTCTGCCTCTTGTGTGTGCATGAATTTCACTAGACAATCTCCCACATCTAACTGACCACCCGTTACCCACCCTTGCATTTCCTGACCCCAAAGAATGTGACCAGAAACAGTCCAAGAACTATAAGTAGGTATCCAGTATTCTCCAGAACATATTTCACAGTATGAGTCTACAGAAGTTCCAGTTACGGGGTCTAGGTTACAACTGTAACAACCTGAGAGAGTTTCTACTACATAGAATGTAACGTCTCTGGCTATCTGATTGATAATATCATTGATTATCGTGCGTGTGTTCGTGGGGAACTGCGGTAGTGTCATTTTTAGTAACCTCTCTGAATACATCTCCCCATTTCTTAGCTATGTCAGACCATTGATACTCAGGAGATGTGAATTTCTTTATGGCTTTGTTTGCAAGTTCCAGTCTCAATGCTTTGTTTTTGTACAAGATTTCCAGACCTCTGGCTACTTCCTGTGGAGATACTAGCTTTCCAACTGTTTGGCTGTTGTCAAACATATAGTCGGTCACTGTTTCCATTAGAATACCACAGTTGTTGAAAATCTCTTCACATGCGCTATGTCTGGGAACTAACTGAACAGCACCAGTAACGGCATGTTCTACATTAGTCAATCCCCAACCTTCGCCCATTGATGTGTTTATACCTACATCACAGGCATTGTAAATCATGTTCAATCTTTCCTCAGATACTCTTTGAATACCTGGAGTTAAGTTAGTCATGATTAGTCTCTCATTAATTCCGTATCTAAAAGACAGGTATGAAACGTCTACGGCGGAGTCTCTAACTCCGCAATGCATATATAATCTCACAGTATCAGGCTTTCCTTTCGCAAACAATGAAAAACCTTCCATAGTTATATCTAGACGTTTTCTTGGTTGATTTCTATTGGCGTTTAGGACAAAGAACAATTCTTCTGGATTACCCATGTCATACACGGATTTTCCTAAAAGATGGAACTTTGATTCTCCCTTAGTATTGTGTAGATTCTTAAATGTACCAGAGTCCACCCCATGAGGAATAATTCCTACTTCTAGTTCTGGAACACATTGCTTTACGACATCTACACCAAACTGCGTATAGGTAAATGCCTTAGAAACTATGTCGAAATCCTTGTACCACTGTTTGTTATGAAACTGTGAATCTACTGGGAAGTAGTCCACTATCTTTGGAAGTTCTTTTGTAACGTTCTTTTTGATTGCGTCTAGGTAGTACGAAACTACCCAAGCATCGTTTAGAATGTATACAATATCGAACTTATTCTGATTTAGGATGTTACAAAGTCTGTCCAGACCGTATATGTTTCCCTGCATACCAGCCATAGCTGGATATATTGGGAAGCTGTAACTGTGTGGGTCTCCTTTGTAGTTTACTCCTAGTCCTGTGATGTCAAAATCTTCTAGATTGTACTTAATGATATTGTGAGCTACTGTGCTGAAACCTGTAGGAGCAACCAAATCGCTCACGAACAAAACCTTTAACTTATCCTTATCCATTTCCTAAATCCTTTCTAATCGTTATACTCTTCTGCGCCAGGAATGCTGCTTCTGTAGATGCCTATCAATCTCTTTGTAGGAGGCTGAATGTACCACAACAACTCATTCCACATTCTTGTGAGAGAAGATTCTTTAAGTCTTCCACTCTCTATATTGGACACAGAAATTTCCGCATCCTTCCAGCTACCCGCTGACCAAGAAGCTGACTCCAAAGAGCCGTCCTTGATAACGATAGCCGCCATTAGTACGATGATTATCTCGTCTTGTTGTTGAATTACAGGAGGTTCTGCATTGGCGAATACTGTTCCAGAATGTCTACTTACTATATAGGTAGTTTCATCAATGACATACTTTATTCCCCACCATCTTTGCAATGATTTCAAAGAAGCAACTAGAGCTACACGTAGCCAAGAATCAGGGTATCTGTATGCAGTTGAATCAATATCCCCCAGTCTCCAACGTAATTCTGGTATTAAATAATCTAGGTCTGTTGCTACTTCTATTGGCATTTATTCCTCTTCTGACTCAACCCTCTTGGGAGTGATTTCAGCAGTTTGCACTTCTGAAATTCTGGCTTTGATGGCATTGACAATCTTCTCAGATTTTTCCATATCTTCGGCTAAACCAATCATTCTAAACAAAACTGGCACAGAATCAATCTTATTTAGTTTGGCTTGTAGAGCCAAGAACTTTGAATTAATCATAACTGCTAACTCTTCATCAGTAGACTGTTCGACGGTTCTTTCCACATTGACTGGTGCTTCTGGTCTGGTATAAGGTAGTAATAGTCCCTTTGTAAACAATCTGCTGTTCACTCTATTAAAGAACACGTCTTCCTTTTGACTCCAGACATCTATAATACTTGTATCTTCTCTGGCTTTAGGGTTTCCCTTTAGAATTAATTCCAACGGTGCTTCGTTGAAGTTATCCCAAACCACTACTGCAACTTGTCCCAAGATAGCCTTGATATAAGACTTGTAAGGTCTTCCATTACTCATATCCGAGTAAAGTTCGTTTCTCCCCAAAACTGCATTTGTACTTGACATTGTTATTCCTTTCATCTTCCTTTTTATTTAATATTTCCGCTTAGATTTATCTCATTTTCCGCTTCGCCTGTTAAGGTTACTCTTAGAATTCTTTTTCCTAGAAGGTCTAAGAATCCAATGCGGCTACCTAGAAGATATACCTTAGCGATATGTTCTATAAAATTGGATATACCTGTTACAGTTCCAACAAAGCTTAGTACCCCAGAGAGCGTCTTAGTAGTGAACTTTGATGCATCTCCAGCTAAACCAAGTGTCCCTGTTAGTATCTTAGAGATTTCTCTGGTAATCACACCTACGGGTATGATTTCACCAGACAAAAGTTTTAGGATACTCTTTTCAACCGTTCCTACTGCTGTGAGTGTACCTTGTAGCGCAATCACAAACAACCTAGTAACTGTTAGCAATCCAGAGCTAGTTACCGCTCCGCCCAATATCTTTGAAGTAAGCTTAGAAAGAGTACCATCAGATGTTAGGGTTCCAGATTGATTTTTTGAAGTGAGTTTTATTAATGTTCCCTGAAAATCAAGTGTACCATCTAAAATCTTCACTATTACTCTAGCAGTGGTTAATGCTCCAGAGCTAGTCAGTGTTCCAGCAAAATCTTTGGCTGTATTCTTCGTCAAAGTTACACTAGAAATTAGTGTACCTGCAAATGACTTTAATGTTAACTTAGTTAGAGTACCGCTGCTAATTAGCGTTCCAGACAAATCTTGAAAGAATGTCTGACCACCACTTGAAAGCTGGGTAGCAAGGTCTCCTGCTAATGTTAATATTCCAGAAAGAAATTTGTTGGTTTGTTTTTGCAGAGTTCCAACTATTGAAGATAAAGCTCCAGATACGAACTTATTTATATTTTTAGAAATAGAACCAGACGAAGTTACTTCTCCTGATAATATTTTATCTGTTAGTTTTAATAGAATACCAGAAGGTATGATACTTCCAGAGAGTTCTTTTAGAATTATTCTAGAAGTATCTAGAGTTCCCGCTATAGATGATATAGCACCACTAAAGAATTTCACAGTATTTTTTGAAACTGTACCTACTATTGAGGATATTGTTCCAGATACTATCTTTTCTGATGTCTTGTTTGTAGAACCAGAACTTGTTAGAGTTCCATCTACCACCTTTCTTCCTTCTTTTAGAACTACACCAGAAGGGGTAATTCCTCCAGAAACGTCTTGAGTGTATTCTGTACCTGATGCTGGAGTAAAATCCACCATCATCCACATGGCGGCTACTCTAGCAAAATGGGCATCCGTTACTGCTTCCCTTACGCCTATCTGAGCAGTATCTAAATCAGCTTTAGTCCAAGATGTTGTAGAACCACCAGGTAAATCATATAGAGTAAGTTGATAATTACTATTAGCGGGTAGAGGTGCTGGACCTTGAAAAGTTACTGAGTTAACATCAAGAGATGCGCTCTCTTCTACAGTACCAGATGCAGATGCCTTTACTCTTAGTACTATATCTGGGTCTGTACTTGCGGTATTTTCTACTGCTGCGTACGCTCCAACGTGAACTACATTAATAGTATCAGAACTACCTATCTCAGAAGTGGTTGCCTCTAAATTATAGTCATCTATTTGACCTGACGTATTGCTTTGTACGTAATCAGCACTATCAGGAGGAGTTTCATCAATCAGTAAATAGTTATCTGTTGAATTTCCATCTGAACCCGTCCACGCTGAATTATCTCCGTTACCATTTGGTCTAAGAGCGATAACTTTGCCTTCACCGCACCAAGAATTCTGAAAACTTCCTGTAGTATCATTAACTGCCAAATCGTCTACATAATAAATTAGAGTAGCATCACCACCACCAGTATAGCATCCAACATTATTTGCATTGTTGGCTATATTCATCGTTCCAGAAGGATTCCAAAATGCTGTTGCTCCTGGAGTATCGGCATAGGCTCTGGCTTCAACAGAGGTAGAACTTAGGGTTGTTGTATCAGCGTGTACTTCGATTCTGTACCACGTATCTAATGATAAATCTGAACTATTAGAACCTATTTGAATCCCGTCTTCTGTATCAAAAAGCTGTAATGCTCCACTAGTAGTTAATCTTATTGTAGCTTTACTTACGCCTGTGGTTCTAAATCCTCCAAGAACTGCTGTTGATGATGGAAGTGCTTCCACATATAAATAGAATCTAAAATAATATGAACCTTGAGAAGCTGTATGTTGTTGTCGAAATCCTTCAGCAGCAGATGTATTAGTTAGCAGCCAAGAAGCATTTCCTGAGCGTTTAACGCTAGTACTAATAGCAGGGGCGTTAGTAGAAATAGAAGAAAATTCAATTCCTGCTGTTGCTGTTTGGAGTTCCGCTCCTGCCGACCATAATCTAGCCATAATGAATCCTTAAGCCACAGACTTAAATCATCTAAGGCTATTAGTAATATTGCCTACCCACCAGCGGTAAGAGTTAAAGTGTATGTGAATTGGATTGAGTCGCCGTTTACTACGTTGATAGCAGAAAACACACTTCTGTCCATTAGAGTGCCAGCAGTAGCATCGTTGAATAAACCATGCTCTGTGATTGCTTTAGTTGTTGTATATGAGATAGTACCAACTGAACGATAAGCATTTGCCGCTGATTCTGTTTGTGTACCAGTAGCTCTTGATTCACCATCGGTTGTTTCTATTCCCGTATCGCCAGCAGCTTCCGCCGTTGTTCCTACGCCAGAATCGTGGAACTTAAAATCCCCGAATACTGATGTTTCTGTCTGTAGTTGGTCTACTACAAAGGCTACAAATGCGTTGGTTACGACACGTCTTGAAAGTACACCATAATGTACTTTAGTACCATCGGCTTTAATAAGAGTGGCTTCAACTTCCCCTAGTGCTACCAATACTCCCAATTTCTGGGCGATAGGCATACCAACGAATTTAGCAAACCATCCCTTAATATATTTTAGGCTAAGTCTATTAGCTAACTGCCATTTAAAATCTGCTCTTGGTGTTCTTGTTACTTTCATAGCTAGGTCACCCCTAGCTGATATAATTCCCTGCTTGTTCATTTAAAAATTCTCCTGTTAGTTATCTACTGATTAGGCTCTGCTATAAAGAATTTTTATAGTTCCAGTAGTAGTTGTAGCTACGTCTGTAGTACTGGTTGAAATTTCACACTCATGGTTATAAGTGTTGGGTACTACGTTTTCCGTGTCTACAGGCAGAAGTTCAATTATGACTTCTCCGTTTAGTGGTGTAGGAACGGTTATTCCGCTCCCCAACGATTTGCTCAAAATGACATTTTTAGTAGTAGGATGATACACTACCCAAGTTATGTCGTAACCAGCCAAAGGCAAAATAACACCGTCTTCGTCGTAGATGGTGATGATAACCTGTTTAGTATCCCCCTGGTACATTTCAAAATTTTGTCCTGTGTACGTCATTAATACCTCGGTAAGAAAAGAAGGGGAGGATTGCACTTTGTTTGGCTTGTAGCCTAAAGTGAAGAGCCTCCCCTACTAATTAATTAAGAAAGTTTTAGAACGTGGATACCATCAGCGCGGTCAATAATCATACCGAACTGTTGATAGATTTCCAAATACCACTGAGGTGGTGTTGGGCGCATATCGCTCCACTGTTTCTCACGAACATCACCGTAGGTGATGAATTCGCCAACGCTTTCTCCTACTACAATAACGATGTCGTTAGGTAGAAGTGCGTTGTAGTCCATTGGGTTATCGTAAACCTGGTCTAGAGCAATTAGTCTAGCACCGTAGTACTTACCCAAGAAACCTGTTGCCATAATTTCTCTGATGTTATCAGGTACTTCCGCAACATTTGAACCACCATCGTCCCAGAACGCACCAAACTTTGTTACAGGTGTTAGTGCGGCTCTTGTTCCGATAACGGCTTTTACACCAGAAGTTGTCTGGTTAATGTTGTCTATTGCGTTTTCCAAAGCTGTAGCAGTTAGGGGTCCACCAACGGCTGTGAAGTTAGAAGGTGTGTTACCTGCTGACCACACAGATGCCAAAGCTGTGAACACTTTTCCGAGATAGTAATCTCTTAGTTTTGCTCCCATCTCTGTTCTGATGCTTTCCACTGTACCTAGTTCCCCCGAATCTAGTTCCCACTCATTATAAGTTACACCAACGTCAGCACCGTCCAATATGTAATTGATACGGTCATGTACTGTGATTTCGCTCTTTAGGTGGATGCTACCTGGAACCAACGTGCGAACCTTAATCCCCTTGCGTACTTTCTTTACGAGAGCATCACCTGGGTTTAGGGCGCGTGTGTTGAGCAATAGACTAACAAAATCATTAGTTAGATGATTTGGTTGAACATACTCAATGATTAGTTGAGCGAGAGCCTCACGCTTGCCATCCTTAAGCATAGTCGCAATGGCTTCCTTTAGTTGTTTTTCGTCCATTGTTAAATTCCTCCAAAAATATTATTCTACTCTGACTGTCAATGCGCCAGTTGTATCGTCGTAAACTTGTACGAATCCGATAACACCAGCTACTAATGACGCAGCATACTTAACCTTACCAGCTTCTCCAGCACCGTCAGTTGCGGCATCAGCCACAATGAAAGCAGCACCAGGTGTTTCTAGGGCAACGTTGTAAATATACTGACCAGATGGAATAGTGTAAGTTCCCTCAGTAAAGGCAAGAGCCTTGTAGCCAGAAGGAATAGTTTGAGATTCTTGATTTCCTGGGTGTGTCAACCACATCTTTACGCCAGTTAGAGGACCAGCCTCTGCGTTAACCCAACCACCTCTGAAATCATAGGCTGTGCTTGGATAGCCTATGATAGGAGTTGGTCTGTTATCTACGGCGAAAGTCAAGCAGAACTTAGCTCTTTTAGCTTCTTCTGCTGTATCTGGTAGTTTAACACCCGGTAAATCAGAATCTACATTCATGAATAGTCCGCCAGAGTTGTGAGCAGTGAATACTACGAAGCGACCTTCGACAATATCCTCAGTTGTTCTCACACCTACAACGTCTTCAAAACGATTGATTTCCATTTGATATAACCTCCGAATTATTTCTTAGCTTTACGTTCACGTAGGGCTTTTACAATTTCGTCCTGTGTAGGAGCAGAAATAGAATTATCCTCGTTTAGTAATGCAGGTATTTTAGTTTTAGTTGATGAGGTTGAGGTTGTCTTACTTTCATCGTTAGCTTTGAATTGGCTAATCATGAAGTCCAGAATTTCACTGTCCATCGCAATTAGTCTATCAGCATTATCTGTAAAGTATTCTTCGTCCTTCTCTATCCCTGCTTCAACGAACTTTTGTTTTACTTCTTCTAGCTTCTGAGCCTTCTCAGCTTCGGCGTCAGCCTGTGCCTTGAATGTTCTTAGTTCGGCTAGTTCAGTTTCATTTTGTGTGTTTAGTTCTGTCAAACGAGTAACTTCTGCCTGAGCCTCAGCTAACTTGGTGTCAACACCAGCTAGTGATTCTTTGGCTGAAAGTGCATCGCTCAACTCGGCTTTTAGTCTATCAACCTCAGCCTGTAATTGTGTTAGGTCCACTGTATCTTCCTCCATATTAGTGTCTATAGTAGCTTCACTTTTCTTGATAGCAGCTATTGAAAGGAAAGGGGTTCTACCTTGATAGGCAGGATTTCCTACAATTGTAGCGGCTCTCAAAATAGTTCCGTTCAAATCCATACTCTGTGTTTCTGAGTTGAAGGTAGCGTCGTTGTATAAAATTTCCCAAGATACATCTACAGGAAGTTTCTCTGCAAATCTAGTCTTGATGAATTCTACATCGGCGGGTCTCTCCTGACTCCACAAAGCCGCTATTGCTACTATGGCGGAAGTCCCGTCCTCCGATGTCACCTCTTTCAAATGGGTAATAGTACCTAGAGGCTTTGTACCAGGGTGTCCCTGACTGATTTCCCCGTTAGCCATCTTTACTGGCATGTGAATACCAGATTTCATGAGATTAGGGAACTCGGTTTTTGGAACTCTCTCCCCATTTGCATTCTTTCTGTCGTCAGTTAGGATAAATTTAGCCCAAGTGATGATTGGATTTAGCATAAATGATGCAAAAGCTTCCCCCATTTCGGTCTTTACCTCATCTTCACTAATAAATTGTACCACATCTGACAGATTTGCATCCATTTTAGCGATTTTTTTGTTCATTTTCACTCCGATTTACTGGGTTTCTTGGTAGTTGTTGACTTTTTGGTGGGTTCTTTAGAAGTTTCTTGGTTCTGTTCTCCCTCCAAAAGTACGGAGTTCTTGCTGTTTGGAGTTGGTCCAAATTCAGATAACCCTCTATCTCTAAGAGACTTCATTTCATTCTCCATAATGTCAACTTCTGCGTCGAAATCGTAACCGAATTCTTTATCCAAAGTAGTTCTACTGATTGCAGAAGAGTCATAAAGCTTTACCAATCCCTCAAGTACATCACTGAATTTGTGGAGGTTGATAGACTTGAACTGAACCGAAGGAACGCTTTTAAATCCGTTCTGTTTTGAAATCTCGGTGCAGATGTCTTTTATAACCTCCAAAATATGGCGTCTAAAGCTTTCTGCTGTCTTCAACGGAGACAATGTAGCTATTTCTGGGTCTGATGTTCCACTACGTAAAGCTTCTCCAGTTATAAGCACTCTAGGGAAACCCAAACCAAATAAAATTTCTTCATTGATGTCGTTATATTTTGCTACATCCAGTAGTGGCTTTGTGTCTGGAAATACCCAGTTAATATCCACTGTGTGGTTTGTAATTAGTTGGAAAATTCTCTCCAACA